GCGGTATATTGTCGGCACCCCGTATTGGTGGAAAATTGCGATAAATCTAAATATTTCCGAGCGATGGGCAAAGAAATTACACCGCGCTGCAATTGAAAATCTGTGCACTCCAGTTCCCTTTTAACCTGCTATTATAGATATGCTGGATGACGTAGGAACGGAACAACCTACGGCATAGCTAAAATCTCTTTTCTTTACCATTTCAATTCTTCTGCTTTCATAGCTGGCAGCCGGGAAAGACCGGCATTTTATATGCTGCATAGCCGATTCTATCCACAAAGAATAAGGGAGCCGCGTTCCGAGAATCCGCACACGGGGATAAATGCAGCGGATGAAAAAAGCGTGTGGACAGCAGGCACGTTAAATTCTGACTGTAAAAAAACGTTGCGGCGTTGCTCCCCGCAACGGGTGAGGTCGGCACAGCATACACCGACAGGGCGGGAACGCGCTTTTCCTCCGGCGCAAAGGGGTTTTGGGGGATATAAGCCTACACAAATTGTGTGGGCTTTTTGTGTTGTAAAGCGAGGTGATAAAGTGGCATCAAGAAAAAATCCGGTGGGCGCACCACCTAAATACAGAAGCGTAAAGGCAATGCAAGAAAAGATTGATGCCTACTTTGAAGCCTGCAAAGGACAGCCGTTCGTAAACGATAACGGCGAACCGATGCGAAATAAAAACGGCTATATCATCTATGACGATAAAAAGCCGCCTACTGTGACAGGGTTGGCGCTTGCACTTGGTTTTGCATCAAGGCAGGCACTTTTGAATTACCAAAATAAACCAGAGTTCAATGACACGATTACGCGTGCAAAGACCCGTTGTGAACAGTACGCCGAAGAAAGACTGTATGACAAAGACGGCTCCGGCGGCGCGCAGTTCAGTTTACGGGCAAATTTCGGATGGCAGGATAAGCCAGAACAACAGCAGGATAGCGAGGTGCTAATCATAGATGACTTGTAAGCTATCTGGCGTTGTTTCCCCTTGCTTCGCAAAAGTCCACCGTGAAATCAAGGCAGGCAATGTAAAAGAGCTTGTCGCAAAGGGCGGGCGCGGCAGTACAAAATCCAGCTATATTAGCATAGAGCTAATTTTGCAGCTGCTGAAG